CCCATTTTTATGTATTCACTATAAAAATTAGTTAATAAGTCGCTTAGATTCAACTTCACTAGATATCTATTATTTTTTATCTTAAAATAGCTATATAGGAAAGTTATTACAATAAATGGATTTTTAATATTATTAATTATCCCATTCATTGGTAATCCAGTAACTTCATTATCTTTTGTTATTCATCTCTTAGCAAATTCATATGTATCATTAGATACATGTGTTTTGTTTATCGAGATGTCAACATCTAAATAATTACATCACTTAATATACCTTTTGGCAATTTCATTGTGTTTTATAACAATGTCATCACCTAAAAGTATATATTGATTGAAATTATTTACACCTTCTAATTTTGCACATCAGTGCACTAATAGATGGTGAGATAATGTGAATGCTGCTCAAGAAGAGTATGACCCCATAGGTTGACCAACTGTATAATTTATATAGTTGTTCTCCCTAGTAAGGAAGTTTCTATTCTTAAGTAGATTCATTCAACTATTAGCAAGAATCTCACTATCATACATTTCTCTAATTAATCTTTTTTGAAGAATAATTGGAAATCTGTCTGTAGCAGAGGAGAGATCAAGAGAATAAAACTTGTGATTATTGTTATAATCTCAAGAATTAAAAGGATCTTGTGTAAATGTCCTATCTTGTTTAAAATTTTTTAACTTATTAAGAATTTTATTATGGATAGGTCTTAAGAATAATTGGCTAAAGTAATCTACTATAGCAACTATTCTTAATTTACATTCAGGATCATATATAAAAGATAGTCTACCAACAGAAAAATCTTTCTGCAGTATTCTTAATTTTATAGATGATCATGCTTTTTCTTGCATATCCTTTAAGTATTTTAAACCATTAGTATCAGTTAAGTCTCCTAATCAAGATATTTCTTGACTAGAAAGGTTAACTATACTTTTTAAACTTGTTAAAGTTGCAAGACCACTTGGTCCTGCTTTAGTTGATAAATAAATTGATGATTTATCAAATTTATTTTGACTAAGCTTTAACTTGTTTTGTTTTACGAATTCTTTAATAAAACCAGTCGGAATAATTTTTATATTTTTTCCATTTGGTTTTGTTATTGATTCGTAATCCGGTTTTAATTTACTTTTCTCTTTGTTATTTAGTTTAAGGGTTCTTGGTAATAAAACTATTGTTAGAAGAAATTTTCTACTTTCAATAGAACCATTAGCAAGTTCCTTTAATTTAAATAACCTCTTAGGTCAACCATCTTTATCAAGCCCGATATACAAGTTATTACTATATAGTGGATTACCACATATATATCTAGTAATATGTAAACGGACTTGTTTCAATATTTTAACACAATGGATTATACCATTGTGTTTGATTTCCTTTTCAAGGAATTCAAAATATTGAGATAAATATGGTAGGGTATTGATATTTGGAAACATATGTCTTGATAGTATTTTTACTATTAAGTAAATGTTTTTTATCATATCTTATTAATTTATTAAGTGGTCTTTTTCTACTCTGTGCCTGAGCTTCTTCTTATTTTATTATACACAGACTTCATTGGG